ACTTGAACCGGCACGGGATAAATTCCCACAGGATTTTAAGTCCTGTGCGTCTACCGATTTCGCCACCAAGGCATCTTTTAAAATCCTATTTTGTTTATCTCTGACAACCTAGTCAGTATAACATAAACTTATTTTTTTGTCAACATTTTTTTTAGCTTACTGATTAAGTACTTTTACTTTTTCCTCTTAAGTACTTAATCAGTATACAAAATTTTATATAAATTGTCAAATTAAAATATAATTAATTTGAAAGTTTTTTGAAAAAATAATTGTATTAATTACCTTCTACATAATTTTTTATTATGTTTCTAGCCTTTTCAACTATTTCATCATACGTACCTTCTGGCTTAAACTTTTCCAGGACGGCAACTTCTATTTTCTTAGGTTTAGGAAATTTCATATATCTCGAATATGCTTCAAAAGCTCCTTTTATTCCCAGACATTGAACATCTACATTGAGTTCTTTAGCTATTATTGCAAATACTTTTTTAAATTCTGCAACTTTTCCGTCTTTAGTTCTTGCACCTTCAGGGAAAATAAGTACATTTTTTCCGGCTTTGACATTTCCTGCTATTTCCTCAACACTTTTCTTAATATTTTTATTTATATCTATCAATACCACATTTCCATGACTGACAAGCAGTTTCAAAATCCCTTTTTTAAAATACCAGTCTATTGCCAGAAAAATTGTGTTATATAGTATTCCTGCAGGTAATAGACTTCCGAGCACTAACGAATCTATAAAGCTCTGATGGTTTGAAACAAATATCTGTGGTTTGTCGCTTAATTTATCCCTGTCCACTCTTTTCAATCTGAAATACAGTTTTATTGTCAAATCAAAAAGAGGTCTTAACACTCTTGTTGCCCATCTGTTTTTTTCTTCAACAGGTGGTGCAGCTTCTATTATTTTTTTCCAGTCTACTTCTCCACTTTCTATTTTTGTTGCTTTTTCATTAATATATTCAGATAGTGACTTTAAGTTGGATATTTCAGAAAATTTCTCTTCATCGAGCTGAATTCCAAAACTATTTTCAACATATGCAAAAAATTCAACAATATCAAGTGAATCCATTCCTATTTCCAGTTCAAGATTTTCTTCAGGCTGTGCTTCTATCCCTTTTAATTTTTTTATATAATCCTTCAATAGTCTATAAACTTCATTATCAGGTTCTTCCACCTTTTTCTTTTGGACATTTGTTTTTAGATACAGTTCAGGAAGCATAAATCTTCTAAGTTTTCCTACCCTTGTTTTTGGAAGTTCCTCTTCATACAGCTTATAATCCAGAATTTTTTCATAATTATGAACAGTAAGATTGTAATCTTCAACGATATTCTTTATATAAGCTTTTATATTTGTTATTCCCTGTTTTCTGCATTCAAGTAAATCAGGAACAATTATCGCCACAAGTTTATCATTATGACCAAATACTCCTAATTCCTTTATAAGCCTTTTACTTTTTTCAATTACTTTGTTTTCCAGCTTTTCAGGATCAATATTTTTCCCGTTTGAAAGTACTATCATGCTGTTTCTTCTTCCACGGATAGTTATATATCCTTCATCATCAATGGAAGCCAGATCACCTGTTTTGAACCATCCATCTTCAGTTATTACTTCGGCTGTCTTTTCAGGTTTATTGTAATAACCTTTCATAACAATAGGACCTTTTACCCATAATTCTTCATCTACTATTTTTGCTTCTATGTTATCCAGTTTTTTCCCTACTGTTCCTATTTTACGTTCTTTTCTTGTATTAACTGCAATTACAGGAGATGTTTCTGTAAGTCCATATCCTTCCTGTACATATATTCCCAATGTTTCATAAAATTCTCCTATTTCAGGATCCAGTTTTGCTCCTCCTGAAACTATGAACGTAAGTTCACCTCCAAATTTTTCATGAACTTTTACAAATACTTTCCTTCTTATTTTAAAAGATTTTATTTTTGTCATAAGCTTATATATAGTTCTCGTAATAAACTTTGAATCAATCTGCTGCTTTATTCCATCATAGAAAAGTTTAAATACCCTTGGAACTCCAACTAGCGCAGTAACATTATTTTTATCAAGAGCTTCTAAAATTTCCTTGCTAGCTATTTTCTTTACAAAAACTATTGATGCCTGGTATTTCAGTATTATCAGCACTGTTGCTGTTAGCGGAAGAACATGATGGAAAGGAAGCAATGCAAGTATCTGATCACTCGGCTCCAGAAGATTCTTTTTTTCAAGTCCTTCCAGTTCTGAACTCAGGTTATTGAAAGTCAGCATAACTCCCTTTGGAAATCCAGTTGTTCCAGAAGTATATAACATCGTTGCTATGCTATCTCCTTCAGGATTTTCAAGCTCAAAATCTCCTTTTTTTATTATTTCCATTTTATTTTCATCAATTGAATGACTGTCTACATTAATTATTGTCACTTGATCTTTATCATACAGCGAGACTGCTTCCTTGACATTTTTCTCAGTCTCGTCTGAACAGATTATGAATTTAGGTCCTGAATCCTCAAGAATATATAAAATTTCCTTGCTATTACTAGTAGAATCCAATGCAATAGGTACTGCTTTTCTATCCCATAAGGCAAAATAAGTATAAATCCATTCCGGTCTGTTCTCCATCAGAATTAATCCAAAATCATCTTTTCTAGCAGTTACTACATTTTCTGAATAATATTTTACATTGTTAACTAATTCAGTATAATTTATTTTTTTGTCATTAAAATCAACAAGCGCAAGCCTGTCTCCTCTATTCAAGAACATAATTCCTCCATTTCAAATGTTAAAGAATATAAATTTAATTAAGTATACCATAATTTTATAAATAATAAAATAAAAATGAAGCTATCTCAAAAATATAAATACAATATAAAACTATATTTTTTTGAGACAACTCCATTCAAAAAATTATTTTTTTCATATAATCTTAAAAAATAAATTTTTAGAAATTATTTTTCTATAGTAAATTTATTCCATTTTTTTCACACTCTGCTATTATTTCATCAGACCATAATGATGCCTGAACTTCTCCAATATGAGCTCTTTGAAGCAGGAACATACATATTCTTGACTGTCCTATTCCTCCTCCTATTGTAAGAGGCAACTCATTATTTAAAAGCATTCTATGGTACTCGAGCTCTTTTCTTTCTTCCAGATTAAGCGCCTTAAGCTGTCTTTCAAGTGATTCACTATCCACTCTTATTCCCATTGATGAAAGTTCCAAAGCACTGTTAAGAACAGGATTCCACATTATAAGATCTCCATTTAGTTCCCAGTCATCATAATCTGGTGCCCTTCCATCGTGTCTTTGTTTAGATTCCAGTAGTTTTCCTATCTGCATTATAAATATTGCTCCATTATCCTTTGCAAATCTATTTTCTCTTTCTCCTGCTGGAATCTCAGGATATAAATTTTCCAGTTCCTGTGAAGTTACAAAAGTAACTTTTTCAGGTAAAAATTTAGTATAATTTTCATATTTTTTAGCTAGCATTTCTTCTGTCTTTTTAAATACTGAATATATTTTATTTACAATTCCCTTTAAGAAATCTATATTTCTATCTTCTCTGTCTATAACTCTTTCCCAATCCCACTGATCTACATAAATTGAATGTGTGTTATCCAAATCTTCATCTCTTCTTATGGCATTCATGTCTGTATAAATTCCTTCACCTGAATTTACACCATATCTCTTTAATGCAAGCCTTTTCCATTTAGCAAGCGAATGAACTATTTCAATAATCTCTCCTTCAGCTTCCTTCATTTCAAATGAAACAGGTCTTTCAACTCCATTAAGATTATCATTTAAACCTGTAGCTCTTTTTACAAACAGTGGAGCCGATATTCTTGTTAAGTTTAACTCTCTGGAAAGTTCCTTTTCAAAAAAATCCTTAATCAGTTTTATTGCAATTTCTGTTTCCATTATATTTTGTCTGGAAGTATATCCTTCCGGTATTATAATACTTGACATCTTTCTACTCCTAACTACAAATCTACAATAAAGATATTTATTGACCAAATAAAATGGCGCACCCAAGTGCATACTTAGTCACCACAACTAAGAATCCTTGAATTGTAACATTTTATTTTTTCATGTTCCTTATAATACCATAATTTACTTGAATTTGCAATTCTTTTCATTGAATTTCTCTTCTGAAATGCGATGCACTAAGCCTTTCAGCTTTTCCATCTCAAAAACTTTATCGTATTTTCTTCCTGTAAGATATTTTCTTAAAAGCTCCGTTTCTTCTTCTGTCAATATTTCTTTCAAAAGGATATGATAAAAAAAGAGAAATTTTTCATATTTTTTATTTATTCTAAATACCTCATTATCTATTTGTACGTGGATATAGTTCTTATACATATAAATACACCTCTTTTTATTTTAATTATACCCCATTTATTGTAAAAAATAAATTTTAGGTTATAATATTATTGAGGTGATTTGTATGTTATTGAGAACAGGGGAACAGATTGAAAATGACTTATTCCATATATTTGAGACAGTCGAACTTGACTATGAAGAAATAGAGAAAAAAGTAAAAATAGATGCTGAAATAATAGAAAGTATCATTTCAGGAAATGAATTTTCTTATATAAAAGAATGGCTAAAGCTTATAAAGTTTGTGACTAAAGATATAGACTATATAGAATGCAGTGACATGATCATGCAAATACAAGAGGATATTTTTCTATATGGAGCAAAGAAAATATACAAGCTAAAGCATAAAAAAAGAAGTCGAAAACATATAAAATTTATTGAAGTAATTGACTATGAAATAATGGAAGAAGAAGACTTTGGAACTTTTCTGACACTTTCAGAAATACTCATGCTATTTGAATTCCAGAACAGTATTATATAAAAAAAGGTGCTGAACTCAATTTTAATCATTTTGAGAGCAGCTCCTTATTAATTTCCATTTCTATTATTTTTAAAACTTCGGTAAAATTTGTAACTTTAAATTTTTTACAAATAGTGCCTTGAGACGGAAGTGTTTTTATTTCTTTTAGATCCTTTACAGTTAATCTACCATTTCTTCTTTTATATTCTTTAATTAAAGTTTCAAAAACTGTTTCTTTTGTCCATTTCCCTTTTCTTTTCTTAAATTCATAACCACAAATTTCTCTCAAATTGTCAATACTTCCAAATCTTAACTCAAAGCAACCTCGATTATAAATACAATTTTCATTTATATCTCTCGCAGTTGCACCTTTTACATCTTTGTCCAAGTCTCTTGACAATTCTTTGTAAATAGCAATCAGTTCTTCATTACTTACATCAACTTCAGCTTTAAAATGTAAATCTAACTTCATTTCTTTAGCCATTTGTCGCCAAGTTATATCACCGAATATATTTTTTAGTCTTCTATATGAGTAATCATATTTATTCAAGTCATAAATTGTTCTTATAGTTCCTTCTGACACTAATTTTTGTATATCTTTCGTCACTTCTTCTTTCGTTTTTTCTACTAAGAACAGATGTTCTGTTTCTTTTTCTCTGTCGATTTTTTTAAATACTTCTTTCATACTTTTACAATTTAATCTTACTAAGATCCTTTCACGAGATAAAACTTTTTTAACTTCCATAATCCCATTTATTCCAGAATCAACAAGTTCTTGTAATTCTTTTGTTATTTCTGATTCTGTTTTTATATTAATGTGTTCCAAATCTCTATCAGCTGCTTTTAATATCTCACTCCAAGTTGGAGCTATATGAGTTCTTAAAGTATTATAAAAACTTCCTCCCAAATCACTTGTATTTTTCACTTTGCCGCTATCAATTAAATCTTGCAGTTTACTTATTAGTTCTTCACGTTTATATTTCTTTTTTCCTGCCATTTTATTCCCCTTGAAAATATATTTATTATAAATAATTTAATATAGTGTATCATTCTTTTATGTTTTGTCAATGATTTTTTGAATAAAAAAAAAGAGCCACACTAGGCTCTATACATGATGCACTATTAAGATTTAAAATTATAACAAACTACAATATTTACATTACACTATGCACTATTAAGTTAATATATTATACCCCTTTTTCTAAAAAAGTCAAGTTTTTTTTATATTTCATCACCAACTTTGATACTACTAAATTTTGATATGAAATTTTTAATATTTTCTAACTTTGGATTTTCTTTTGTTAATATTGAATAACTTTCTTGAACATCTGGGAACCAAACTGCTGATAATTCTATAAAAAAGAATTTTTCACCGGATCGTTGGGCTTTGTAGCTATAAATTGTCACACCAAAATATCCTATTTCAGTTTCTTTTAAAAGTTTTACACTTTCTTCAAAATTTTTATATTCTTTTTCATTGTATCTTTTTTTCATTTCTTTTTTAAAGTCATCGAAAAAATCATCTGTTACCCCATATACTCTCATTTCTTAAACTCCTTTTTTTATATAAATAATAATTATGAATATATTTTTTTCTTTATTTTACAATAATTTATGCTCATCTTATATATTTCCTTTGTCGTGTATTTTGAAAATAATTTATTTAAATTATTTTCGTAGTCATACTTATCAAATTCTTTTTTCTTTAGTTCTTCAATTTGATTTGCTAACTCTTTTGAAAATTTGTTGCTTAAACCGATAATCCTTAAAGTCTTTATTTCCCCATCAAGACTGTTTATAAGAACAAGATTTAAAGAAAATCCTTGATCTCCTGTTTCAAGTTCTTCTCTATTTATATTAAATTCTTGTTCGAGATGTGGAGAATATGGAGCATCCATTATTTCCAGATTTCCTATTTTGAATGTAAAAAACAGAACATTTTCTAAGATTGTACTTCTTATTTCAAAACTTTCTTCAACTTTGAACTGTTCTATTTCATTTGAATCAGGATTATTAAAAAAAACTTTTAATTGTATTCCAGCTCCATTTACATTTATTCTAACACCATCTTCTCCAATTGCATATTTCTGTATTTTTTCGCCTACTTTTAATATTTCCATTTTCCCTCCTGTTTTTATTGTTTTATAAAATTATACAGCTATTTTATATTTTGTCAATAAAAAAAGAAGGGGAGCCATTACTGACTGCCCTAATTTATTAATTCTTTTATGTGAGCTACAAGCTCGTTCTCTATTGTTTGCATGTGATCCTCTACAATACGAATTGCTTTGTTATATAGCTCCTTTTCATCCGTTCCATCTTCTTTCAGTCCCTCTAAAATTTGAACAATAATATTTTTTGTTTCTGAAAATTCCTTTTTAATGATATCATGAATCATTTTATAAGTAATTCCCTCTATAATGTCATGCATTTCTGTCTCAAAATCAATAAGTTTTCTGTTAAAAAAAGTATCAATTTCTTTATTGATTATTAACCAGTTTTCCTTCAAGTGATTTTTTTGAATATATTTTACTATTTTTTTCTGAATAGCCCAACGAATATCCTGAATTTGCAATGTTAATATCATTTCAAGAGCTTTACCAGTAACTTTTTCAGTTCTTAACCTTTCTTCTAATCGATTGAGGACTTCTACAAGTTTTTCATTTTGAGTTATAAGTGTACTTCTCCTGTTTTCTGCATACTCTAATTTTCCTAAAATTTCTTCATAATACTTCTTGTTGTCCTTAATCATTAAGTCAAATATAGTTTTTGCAAAATATAAAAAAATTCCACATATTACTACTGTCACTCCCAGTTCGCTAATTTCTTTAAAAAACATTAAACCTCCCTCCAGTGTTACTTTCTATCTAAGTAATAGATAAATCCTGCTCTGGCTAACAATTCTCTATCGCCTTTAAAATTATCACGATAGTTGATATCAGCATATATGTTGCTACGACTATAATCTCTCTTATAGTCAATCACATTGAAATTCAGTTTATTATTGTCAGTAGCAGAGAGTTTTCCACTCTCAACTACTTTTTCTATTGCTTTATCTACTACCTTGTCAGTTGTTTTTTCAATTATTTCTTCTGTTTTTTGCTCCAGCTTTTTCGCTATTCTTCCGCTACTGGAGCTTTTGCTAAACCCACTATTTTGTCTTCATTTAAGGCTCTTTCAATTTCATCTGCTATTTTTTTAGCATCTAATAATTTAGCGACAGTCGGTCTTAACCTCGGAGGAAAAGCCTTTAAAACTAAATTCTGTACTCTTAAGACAGCTTGAAATAATACTTCATGATTCGGTTTTGTGCCTTTAAGGATATCTCCAAAAGCAATCCCTTGCGGAATAAACTTTGTGACAAGTCTTACAACTTTTCTATTTATCAAAAATTTATAAAGTTTGATAAATCCTTTTCCTAAGATTGTAACTAAGTAAGCTCCTGCTGATACTCCAATTAGATTAACTACATTTTGTCCTGCTCCGTTTGCCATTTGCAATAAAAATTCTTTCATTTTTAACATCTCCTTTGTCTTATTTATTTTTTTTTGTGTTATAAGCCACATAACAGGCTTAAATTTCAATTCTTTTTGTTTCCTCGAGTTTTTATACCTAATTTCTTTTTAAATTGCTTAAACTAAAATATTAAAGTTTTTCATTTTTAATATTTAAGCTTGGCTTTCAAAATAATTTTTAACAGCTGCTACATAATATTTTGCCAGTTCCTTTTTTGTTTCTTCTAACACTTCCATATCATTTTTGTTTGTTATAAATCCACTTTCAACTATGACACAAGGTGTCACAGTTTTTCTTAAAAGTGTTGCTCCTCTATCTGCATAATCACGAGGTAATATTTTTCTATCTTTCAAGTGAGTCGCTTCAATATTTGCCTCCTGCATAAATTCAGCTAATTCTTTGCTTTTTTTAGAATTATGCCAGTACAACATTTCTGACCCATGTGCTGTTTTATCAGCTGCATTCAAATGAAATGATAGTGTCACATCGCCTTTGTTCGCAATTCCGTTTATTTTCTGTGGCAATGTTGAATAATATTCTTGGTAGACTACAGCATATTCAAGACCTTGTTCTTTACATTCAGGAACAATATAATTGTTCACAAAATCTTTATTCCATTCATGTTCAACAAAGCCGTTTCCACAAGCTCCTGTGTCTTTTCTAACTCCACCATGACCTACGTTTAAAATAACTTTACTCATTTTAAAACATCTCCTTTAAATATTTTTCTTTTCTGTCAACACGATTTAACCATCCTGTTAAAAAGTCTTGTTGAGTTGGATCGCATTCTACAATAGAGTGATAAAATTTTCTTTGTAAATTATGATAATTTTTCAAAAATTCTTCTGATTTTCCTTGTTCTTCCACTTCATTCAAGGCTTTTATAGTTTTGCTTCCAAAAATACCGTCCACAACTAAATCGTATCCAAAATAGCTGTTTAATGTTACTTGTGCCTTTTTAGTTGCCCATCTTCCTGAATTAAAACTCCAGTCACATATCGAAAGTGTGACTTTATCGTTTTTTACTTCATTTAAATGATGTTTCAGATAATATCCTTTTTCAAGTATTTTTTTTGCAAAATCTTGTGTTAAATTTTTCATAGAGCCATTATATCCGTTTCTTCTTGCTTCATCTTTAGTGACTCCCCATGTCGTTTCTCCGCCTTTGTCGTTTTTGTCGTTAGTATAACCACCCTCGACAGCCAACATGTAATTAAAAATCTTGTCAAATCTTGTACTCATTTCTTTCACTTCCTTTCTTAATTCTTAAAAAAATCATTTACATCGAGTGACATTAGCTGTTCAATGCTATATCTTTCAAGTCCTGTTACAGCCATTTGTTCTGAAACATCTGCAACTTGAATTATGTCTTGAATTTTTCCAGCTAAAACTTTCAATTCTGCTTTACTTAATTCTATAAATTCAACCAATCCTTTATCATTCTGTGCTTTTACTTTTTCAATTTTATCTTGATCCAGGACCCACATCAGAGATATTTTTAGAGACAATCTATTTCTGTTTTTCTCATTGTTCTCAAATATATACTTTTTACCAGCTTTTTCTATCTCTATTGTCTGATTCAAGTAATTTGATTTTGCTTCTGCCAAGTCCTGTAACAATTTTTTCTTGAGTTCTTTTTTTATTTCGTTCATTAAAGTGTTATCCACTTTCCATTTTTTGTTTTCTCTATCCCAGACGCTCCAGTCATTAGGTTTTGTAACTCTCTTGACGGACTTAGACTTTTCATCTAAATACTCTCCATCTGCCAAAAAGAGCTTTCCAGCAATAATTTGTTCATATTCGTTCATTTCTCTTAATTCTCCTGTTTCTGTGTCAATAACAGGATTTAAAAGCAACGATGTTGAGAAAACCATTGTTTCTGAATTCCAGTCCGGGAAAAACAAACTAGGATTTTCTTTAAATTTTTCAACTCCTAAAGTCATTGGCTGTGCTATTAACTCTAAAGAGTTTTTGTCATAAATGTAAATTATCATTTTTACCTCCTGTATTTTTTTATTTTTACATAATCGTTAAAAGATACTAATCTATAAAATATGTCACTGATCCTTTGAGTACATTGAATCGCCCTAGGTGCGCCCCCCATATTGTGATGTTAGTTGGATTTATCTGCATTCTTGTTGCTCCATTAAATCCTGGAGTAAGAGAAGACGAAGCAAGTGCAGCTTCAAATCCGTAACTTTGAGAAGTTGGACGGAACTTTGTGGGTATTTCTAGCAACTGTTGATTTTCATGAAAAGTGATATTGTTTCCGTCATTTTGCAATCTGACCATGACAGTCACAGTTTTTCCTTTTTTTGTAAAAATTACATCGCCATTTGCAACTTGAACTCTCTGACTTTCAACTTCGTATAAATTTTCCACTTTATCTAGTATCGGCTTATTAGATATAGCCCTAAATTTAGAGCCGTCATTGTATGTCAGATTATTGTTAGCAATGCACTCATAATAGTATTTAAGTGCCTTGTCATAGTAAAATTTCCCTGTGACTTTCGCTCCTGCGTCCTGTATATTGCCTCCAAACTCTAAACCTATTATTTCTGCAAGTCTTTTCCCTTCAAGTGCTGTATCCACCTCTGTTCCTAATACATTTCCAGCATTCAAATAAAAAGCATTTTGATTATAAGTAATAAAGTAATATCCTTTTGTTCTTAAACTTCCTTTTTTTACTGTTTCATTAGCTCCATTTTTCACTGAATATAATGGATATTCTGAGTCATTAATATTTATTACTGAATTGTTGTACTGATTTTCATTATCAATTTGCAATAACAATTTCAATCCATCAAACAGTCCAAACTCTTTTAATCCATTTACAGACACTGTATAGATGTCTTTATCTGTTCCAGTTGTTCTGACTGTTTCAACAAAAGGAATTAATCCTTTTTGAAAATTGTTCATAATATCAGCTGTCAAAGTTGTCCCTGTCTGTGTTGCTGTTTGTTCCCCTTGCCATTTATGTCTTACAAGTCCAGCACCTACATCATCGGCTTTTTCTACTTTGTACACATCCAAGTTAGTTCCAAGCCAATCTTTTATCTTTTTAAACATTATCTTACCCCCTCCTGTGTTATTAAATTTATTCTTGCTAAATTTGTTTCATAGTTCTTTATCTGAGATATTTCATCATAAAAACTGTCAGTTATATGTAATATCCTTCTTACTCCAACAAAAGCACCACCACTTATATAGTTTGCGGTCTGTACTTTATATTTAAAATCTATTGTTAGTTCAATTCCCTTTGCCCTTATATCAAGTAAAGTGTTTTTTATACTGTTTCTTAGATAACTGGGTAGTCTTTTATTCAGAATTAGATATAAAGTTCCCCCTTTGGTTTCAAAATTTTCTTTGATTAGATTATTACTCCCAAAACTTCCTTTAAAGACATTTAATCCTTGTATATTATGGCTCCCAGTAGTTTTTCTTATTCCTTCTTCAAATATAAATATATTTTGTTCGAGATCTTCTACAATAATTTTCAATACATTTAACAAAGTTCTAAAAGTAGCGTTTTTAGTCTGCGAAGCAAGTTCTGCCAATATTCTCTGTCTATAGATGTTATCGTTTTCCCTGTTTTTTCTTTTCAGATTAAATGTTCCTCCGAATTTATCTAAGATATAACCTTTTGCCTTTAAAATATCCAAACTTTCAAGTAATTCATACAGGCTTTGACTTGATTGTCTTATTTCCTCAAGATATATTTCAAGTAGAAAATAGTTATTGCTTTCACTATCCCTACGATACATATGGGGAAATCTGCTTATGACTTTATCTGTATATTCTTTGCTATCCTTATACATAAAGCACCTCAATATTATCCTCGTTTATTTGGAATTTTTGCCCTATCGGTATAGAAAATACCTTATCAAAATTATATTCAGCAACATTTGAGCTTTCCGTTCCCATTTTTAAACTGATTTCTCTTAAGTCATCAATCCCCAAAATTTCCGAATATACCTTTACATAAGAAATCCCTTCTCCACTTTTCAGATCATTTATATACTTCAGTATTTCCTGTTTTATTAATGGTGTCCAACGATTATCTTTTTCGTCTTCATTTTTAACTTTTTTTACTTCAACTTTTATTCTGAAACCGTTGTATTTTATTAAGTTGTATATTATTTTTCTTTTAAAGGAATCTCTTTTAAGTTCCTTTTCCATTGATTGAGCATTACTGTCTTTTAAAGTTAGAATTCCATCAGCTTTTAAATCCAATATTGTATTGAAAATATTTTCGTTAGGTGTTCCATCAATAAATACTTTTATTGTCCCAGGATCAGTTGATGGATTTGTCTCAGGATCTAAAATTATACAATCCTTAACATTTTCCAATGCCAAAAGTCCATTATACAAAGCTTCATGTATAGCTGTTTTCTTTGTTATCTGCTGTTTTTTCAATCTTGGTCTATATATACTGTCAGGTTCACTGTTTTCTCCACCTGTTATATCTGTATCATTTGTTATCTTTTTTATTCCCTGATAATCAAATTCAAATTCAACATCTGTTGAAATGTTATATTCACTTCCAAGATTTATTGCCTGTATAAATGCCATTTTTGAATATTCTCCTGTTATTTCCGGAATATCAAGGACAATATTATTCAAAATGACATACTCTTTTTCTGCATATTTTATTACTGTCTGTGAAGGAATAGCTAGATTCTGATTTCCTATTATCTTTACTTGTCCTGTTGCATAACTTCCTGTTCTTCTTGGAGTTCTTAATAAAGTTCCAAAATAATCCAGATATACTCCAGTTGCAGTATCTATATTCATTTGATTATTTAATCCCAATAAGTTTTCCCATACTTCTTTTAACTCATATGCTATTGCTTCAGAATGGATCCCTTCAGGAGTATTAAAATCTAACACATAATTATTATCTTGAAGTCTGACTCTGTATCTGCCTTGAATATCATTTGATATACTCTGAAAATCCTTTATTTTGAAGCCTTCTTCTGTTACTCCAAACATCAATTAGCCCTCCCTTTTTAAAAATTCAAAATTTCCCCTGTTTTTAGAAGTATTTCAACCTCAAAAGTGTAATTTCCTGTTGAATTTACAAAATTACTTTTAAACTTTAATATTGAATCCACATCTTTATCAGATAAAATTGTTTCTCTTATTTGAGATTCAATATTAAATTTCTGTAACATTTCCCCTATCTGTCCTGCTTTTTCTGCTCTTTTTATCCAATAAAGTCCTTCATTTTTATGCAAAAACCATTCTTCAGAAAATAATCTGAGTTTGTTTTCTAGTCTTAAACGAATTTTTTCAAGAGGATTTGATAAATCAATATTCTTTTTTAAGGAAACGTCAATCATTCTATCTTTCTCTATTGTCTGCCAGCTCTGTACAGATTCCATTTATTCCCCCTTTTAATCAATAGGAATACCCCCGTTAGTATGATTAAGGAACGATTTCCCACTTGCTGTTAAATCAGCGTTTGTTGTTATGTCTTTTCCTACATCCAAACTTCCTGAAATTGTTGTATTCCCATTAAGTTTTATGTTAGGAGCTGTTATTTCAACTTCTCCTGAATTCATTCTTATGATATTTCCGCCATAAACAATGTAAAAATCATTCCCATATGGACCATTTTCACTGTCTGAAGTTATTTGGCCAATAACAATTGCATTATTAATATCAAATTTTGTTTCATATTCAGGCTCAATAGGATCATTTGAATTTCTTGCAAAAAAAGTTTCATGCTGACAGAAACCAACTATAACTTTATCCCCTTTTGATAAAGGAGCATTTACTTTACAAGATTTTCCCCAGAATATTGGAGCTATAGGAACATCCTCAATTACTGGAACTTCATCTCTTTTCCCCATTACTTCCGGAATATCGAGTAATTGGATGTCACACATCATTTTTGTATTATCCACCTTTTCAATCCTTGCAATTGCTATTGTGTTTATTGAGTTTATTTTTTCATCAGTTAGTCCCTCTATTATTTCTCCTACCGTTTTTCTTCTCATTATTTTTTAACTCCATATGTATTTTTAATTCTTTCCCAGTCATTATCTTTTTTTCCCGTTTTCTTACTAACGTTTTTTTTACTATTCTTAGCTTTGCCTTTTTTTCCCTTCTTTTCTTTTTTCTTCGAGGCATTCTTATTTTTTCCACTGGCATTTGTGACTATTTCAATAACTTTTTCATTCTCTTTTTCTTCAAGTTTTGTTTTTATCTCTATTTCTGTGTATGCTTCCTGATTGAATTTCATAGTATGTTTTCCTTTTATTATTAAATACTCTCCTTTTATTTCTATTCCCTCAAATTCCTCTTTCAAGTCGATTTTTAGTTTATAACCTTCCTTGAGCCTATGGTCTATGACGCTTTTTAATGTATAGCCATCCTGATTTGAGGTTATATCCATAAAAAGATTAGGATCAAATTCAATAATTCCCAGATTCACATCATTTGATTTCTGAAAATAGACAAGTCCATCCTTTATAAAGAATATACTTTCACAATCTTTAGCTATTGTTTTAAATATACTTTTTACATTATTGTTTAAGGTTTTTCCGTTCTCGTAAACTATGTCTTTAGTCAGTTCTATTTTTCCAACTTTCAATTTATCCAGCTTTGAAATAATAAGGTGTATTATCGTACTTGCCTTGGTTCTTCTTCCTGCTTTAAGATTGATTTTGGTGTCTTTGTATTCGTCGTTATAGGTATTACATGTCACAGTAAATTTCTTATCCGTTCCTTCTGATTTTCCTTGTGTTTCCTCAATAATACCTTTATAGATAACTCCAATATCTTTATTTTCTTCACTATCATTCAAGTATCCTATTTCGACCAATACTTCTGTTCCTCTGACTAACTTCTTTACCATATCATTAGTCAGATTTATTAGTGTAATTTTACAGATATTAGTGTTTTCTGTAGTGTCAAACTCTGATTCAATCTCAAAATCAGGAGAACTATCTATTCCATTTTGTACTGGAAATCTTTCAAAAATTACTGTTTCTTCATTTTTTAAAGTAAAAGTAACCTTTGCGTATCTGTCCCATAAAATCCAGTTCTTACTCATTTTCCACCACCATTAAGTCCTGAAGTATTCCAGCCGTTTCTATATTGAAATCTACATCAAATCCATTGGTATTTATTGGCAATGCCATAAGTTTTAAATCAGGAAAATCTCTGTATCTACGTTTACATATCTCGAATAAGTCCTCATATGAGTTTATTTTTTGCCCCATATGAAGTTCTTTTTCTTCATCCCTTATGTCAATATACCAACACCCTTTAATTGCATAAATATCGAGTATTACAATCTTACTCTTGTCCTTTTTACTTAGTAAGGTTTTATAGGAATTTTTTTTCTCTTTATTGTATGTGACACTCAAACTATAAAGCATACTATACTACCCCCTGTGTCCTTGAATCATTGTTGTATTTCTCATGTAGAACTTCATTAAGTGAAATAGGATTCAATTCCCTGTTCTGAACTGTTGTATTAGGATTATATACATTGGTTGTAATTACTCCATTTTCATCTTTAGTAAATTCCAACAAATTAACTTGTTTCAATGTCAGGCTTACTTTTATTCCTGTATATGCCTGCCAGTCTTCAGTATATGAAAAATTTGTCAGTGCTAATGGAGCATATATCTTGTTATCCAGTTTTTCATACATCAGGGCTGTATATTTACGTTCTTTTGAGAATTCAATCATTTTTTCAAGTTCACTTTTCCAATGTCTCCCAAATATTAGACATTCAACCTGAATGGTATAAGGATTGACAAACATATTTTCATTGAAATCATTTTTCAAGTAGGACTTATACCCTGTTACTTCATTTTCCTGTGAAAAATTGGTTGAAATAACAAAAAGAGGTATATCGCCCAAAAGTGCATTTGGTTTTGCTTTGAAATATCTGTCATATAGTTCTCCATATTTCTGATACATTTTTTCTATTTTAGACAAATCCATATTTTTAAATAACTTATTCAAAAATTCTTTCAGCATAAATACCTCCCTCTCATTAAACTCCCAATTTTTCCAATTCGTTTATTATTTCATGTGCAGCGCCTTTACTGTCATTTGCCTTTACATAGATATTGTTGTGGTTTACTATTGTTTTTCCACCTTGTACACCACCTCTTGTATTATTTCTTATTGCTTTTGCAGTGTTTAGAATGTCTCTTGTTGTTGTGTTTCTTGCAACCATAGAGCCATTAGGTAACCATATAGCTTCATCTCCTTGTTCGTCTACTGTTGTATAGCCACCTGACTTCCAACCCTGAAAATAATCTGTACCAGTTGCCTTTTTCTGTTTGCTCCCAATAAATGGAATAACAAAGTTTTTTCCAATTCTTACTCCATTATCTTTCCTCAAAGATTCTATGTTTTTTTGAACATTCCCTAGTTTTTCCCAGCCACCATTGAGCAAGTCTTTTAATGCACCTAATGCTCCTTGTAAAGCACCAGTTATTCCGTTAATTGCTCCAATAGCAACATCACAAGCTGCTTTTATTACACTTTTTACACTTTCCCAAACTTCATTACAGAAATTTCGGAATTCCTCATTTTTATTATACAGTTCAATCAAAGCTCCTATAAGCCAACCAAAAGGTCCTCCTATAATAGCCCCTATAATCATTGCCCAGTGGTCTTTTATACTAGACCAGATGAAATTAACCATATCCCTAAACCATGCAACATTATTATAAAGCCATTGTAAACTTACCCATAGCAATCCTAAAGCTGTTATAACCGCCGTTATTGCCAATACTATAGGATTTAGGGAAGTAACCAAATTAAGTATACCCATTGCAGTAGTAAGGGAATATACAATTCCTATAATTATTGCCAGTGCTTTCCCCCATGTCTGAATTGAATTTGCATTATCATCAATCCATTTTTTAGCACCTTCTATTTTTTGTCTGAAAGCCTCAATGTTTTCCCTTAAATCTTTTAATGTCTGAACAACATCTTCACCGTTTTTCTTTGTATCTTTAAGTCCATTCTTAGCGTCTCTCTGTTTCTGTGTCATTCCAAATAAAGCTAACACGAATTCTGAAATTAATCCTATAAGGCTTTGAAATGTGTCTCCTAATGCTTTTAATGTACCTTGCCATTCCCTGTTTGCTGCTTCATTCTGCGACAGATAGTCAAGCCATCTTTGGAATAAATTAAATGCAATAACAAGAGCTATGACAATTCCACCCATTATCGCAAGTTTAAGTCCACCCATTGCCAATGCTGAAGCCTTAATTGCGGAAATAAATGCCAGTACTTTTACTATTATTGCACCAAAAATAAATTTACCGATAATTAATGCACCGAATATCGTTACCATTTGTGCCAACCAAGGTACTTTTTCATTGATAAGAATTATTATATTCAACAATCCTACTAACGCCATACTTACTGGAATAATTAATGGTGCTAACGAAGAAAATACACTCTGAAAGGCACTTTCTAAAGTAGAAAGAAATCTTTCTATTGCTCCACCTGGTCCGTTCATCATAAAGTCACTTAAGAATTTAGCCATTCCTTGACTGTTCTTTATCTGCTCCTGTAACTGTTTTAACTGATTCAAAGTATTGTTATTCAGTAAAGCTCCTACTGTCCTTCCACCACGCGTCCCAAAAATTGTCTGAAGAACGGAAGCTTTATCAGCATTACCCATTTTGTCAGTAACAGTTTTTAAACGTTCCATTATTCCAACCACATCTTGTAAGTTCCCTTTGCTATCTGTAACTGGGCCAATTAATTCTTCAAGCTTTCCTCTTTTCTTAAAGTTTGCCATACTCTTAAACATTTCATTTAATCCTGTACCAGCACTACTTCCCAAAATGTTATTGTCATTCAGTTTCCCAAGCATTGCATACAATGTTTCAAGTGGTATGTCTAATTGTTTTGCCGAAGTTCCTGCATATTTGAATCCTTCTCTTAGTCTTTCAAGGTCAGCTGCTGTATTTTTTGAAGTCACAGCCATCATATCAGTAACTTTTATTGCATCTTTTCCCGAAAGTCCATAAGCATTCATCTGCATTTTCACGGCTTCAATTACATACGCCAAGTCTTCGACGTGAAAAGCTTGTCCAAATTGAGCGGCTGAAGGAAGTATACTTTTCATTTCATCCGCTTTTATCCCTAAAGTCGCCCCTGAGTTTATAGCTTTGGCCACATCGGAGTTTGTATATGTTGTTTCCGCCCCAACTCTGTTTCCTAGTCTCAATAATTCTTTATAGTCTTTTCCAAAACCACCTGTTTTAGCTGCAGCTGACCTTATATCGAAATCAATATTACTGAAATCTTGCATAGCCTTTCCAGCCTGTTGGGCAAGGAATGAACCAATCCTGTACTTTGCTCCTCTTGCTATGTCATGGATTGTGGTATTAAGCATTTTCATTGCTGCATTGGCTTTTTTAGCACCTTCTTCTACAGGTTTAACAGGATTCTTTACTTTTTTTTCGGTTTTCGCCTTTTCTTTATTCAGATTTTTCAAACTGTCTGAAGCCTGTTTTATATCCGCTTTAAAGTTTTGAGCCTGTTTGCTTGCTTTTTCAAGGCTGACCTTGTCAAGTGTATCAACAAGTTTCTGTGCATTTTTCATCATATTCTGTATTGCTTCTAAAGCTCTTTTATCTTTTATTACAAACTCTAACGAATAGGTAACTCCCAACTCACTTGACAAAGCCTATCCCCCCTTTTTTAAAGCTTTATTTATTTTTTCCTGTTCTTCCATTTTCTCTTTATTCATTAACTTATTGATATAGTGCATATAAAGGAATCTTTCGAGTTCCTTTTCTGTTATTTTCCCATTGTCAAAATCTCTTAAGAATTCAAATGAATTGAAATTCTTAAAATTATCCGAAGTTTCAAGCTCTATAGCCATCAGTTCAAAATGGCTCATGTTGGACTTAAATTTTTCAGTATAAATAACCCCGCCACCATAGAATTGGACAGCAGAATTATTTAAATTTGGGATTTTGAATCACTCTCATTAAGAAGCCAGCTAACTCAGAAACTTCTGATAATGGAAAGTCATCAACATCAAAATTGTTTAAAAGTCCGTCATTTTTGAAATTTTCCAATATTTCTGCAAATCCTATTTCTATTTTTGAATTGTTAGGATTCATCGTAAGATTATTGTATTTCATTGCCTGTGAAGTTTTAGGAAATGTCACTATAACTTCTTTAAGTCTGTCCTTCCAGTCAATCAGCCATATTGAAAAAGAAACGCCTGGAGAGAGTTTAACTTTTTTTATTCTCTCCAGCTCTGCTTCATTTAATCTGTCTTTCTTTTCTTCAAGATTTTCCCCTATTAATTCTACTTCTTCAGTTTCCCTAACAGTTGTTTCAATTCCTGCAGCTGCTCTTGTCATTTCTATTGCTTTTTTTTCTTCTTCTTTTAAGTTGTCAAGATTCATTTATTTTCCTCCTATATTTTTATATAATTTTTATCTTCAGCTTTTAATTCCCAAGTTGTTGCTTCCGTTCCACTTTCATTCGAAAATTTAGTAGAAGGTCTTTTCTTAAATGAAACATTAGGATAGAAAAAACTTTCTTTAGCATTTTCATCAGTTACTGCTATTGACATTGGAAATTCGCTTTTGGCACCCTTCCAAGCTTCATATAGCAACCACATTGTGGTATTTTCTGAACTTCCATATAATAAGTTAAGCTTAATATCTACCGACCCATCAGGTAAAACGTTGTAGACTTTTTTCCCGCAGCTACCTATTGTTTCACTTGAAGATTCACTTGAAGGATCATCCTCAAATCCATCTTCGTGTCTACACCCAATTTGGTATATCCCTAATGGAGTCGTGAATGCTATATGAACATTTTTAACGTTATATTGTCTACTCATTTAATTTAATCCCCCTTTTTTATTCAAATATTAATTTCCCCTCTGTTGTTACAGTTCCTCTTAATTTTACGTGTCTTGCCCCGTTTAAGTAAGTTACTCTCAAATCAAATTTGAATATTCCTTCCCTTAAGCTTTCCTGTGTTATTCCTTCAATGTTAAGACTTCCAAGTTGAATTTTTACTTTATTACCATTTTCATCCGTTTCAACTATTGTTCCAAAAACATTTCCAGAATCATCAGTCATAAGCATTCCCATATTAGCTGCTATTCTTAAGACTTCCATTATCATTGCTCTTATCATGTTTTTACCTGAATCCTTGCCTGGTATTTTGTCACTAGTCACTTGAAATACTGTAACATCTTTTTTTAATCTATCCTGTAACCATATTTTTATAATGTTCAGTTCTGTAAACTTCTTATTGTCCGAATTAAACCCACCAACAACATGAAAATATCCTTGTGTTGGTTTACTAAGATAACTTAGTCCGGCATTTTTCATAGAAACTTGTTCAGTAGGAGAATAAGTTTCCTGAACAAATCCATGTATCTCTGTCGAATGAACTATGTAACTTCCAGGAATTTTAGTCCCTATTGTTCCACCAAACAAAGCTCCGGTTAACCAGTTACCAAGCTTTACGTTTTTATTCCCCTCTGCTATGAATGCCACATTGTCAGCATTTGCATTTTTAATATATTCCAAAGCAGTTGTAACCGTAAGCTTTTCAATGTCAAGTGCTATTCCTACTTGTATTTCCTTATCAGTTTTGGCATAAGTTACTATACTTTCAACGTATGTCTTATTTGCCTTAGCATCCATATTTGTAACCCAGTTAGTGACTTCAAATGCTTTTTCATGCTTTTTATAAGTTTCCATAAGCTTTGTGAATGTATCAGCCGTATTATTCCCATAAACAACAACTACAACTGGTGTAAAAGGCTGACTATATGCACTCTGTATGAGTTTATAAAACTCATGATTTTCATCAAGCCCTGCAACATTTAAATCAATTACATCTTGTGGTTTTGTTATGAAAGTCGGCTCTATTGCAAAATCTTTCGTAAAAAAACATATGCTTCTAACATCAGAAAAAAATCTTCTGTTATTTTCTGCTTTTATCTGAATGTCATTAAGCATATTCACATCATTCATTTCTATTGCCATCTTTTCCCCCTTTTATAATCCCTCTAATTAAAATTTTTTTTTATCAAGTGTTCTGCATAATATGTAAATTGCAGAACTTTCTTTAAATACCTTCTTCCTTTAAAATAAGAAGTTGTTTCCTGTAATTTGAAAACATCCCTTATTTTCCTTTTATATTTTCTAACCCCAAAGTATTCATTTGTTGCATCCATATTTGTAAGGAATAGATAAAGCATATTAAACAAATCCGTGTCTTCTCTGCTTTCCATAGTCAGTATTACTTCCATTCCTTCATCATATCTGTATTTATCATTCTCAAAATCTATTTGAGAAACATTTTTGTGATAAATGTTATAAAATACGACTGGAAATTTTAAACTGTCATACTGTTCTGCTGTCAATTCATCTTTATCATAGTCATCAATTGCTATTTCTATTCCAAACTTTTTGCAGATCCGTTGAATATCTTCAATCAGTTCATCTTTAATCCCGCTTGTCATCAATATTCAACTCCATTCTCAAAAATATTCCGTAGTTCTCTTCAACTTTGATAACCTTATAAACTGTATCTTTGCACTTTAGCAAAGAATTTTCAGTTATTTTAAAGTCATCGTTTTCTTTCAGAATGTAATACCCTTCCTTTATGTCAGATAATGAA